ATCATCGCCATTAATCAAACAGCGATGACCAGTCCATTCCTTGAACTGGATTTGCCCACTTTCCAAGAGGCGAGTTAAGGCCAGGTCGACGACGGTCTTGTTGACGAGGCAGAGCAGCGGGAAGCTCATCAAGCTACCCATAGGCTGCCCCGACTCTGCGACTGACCCATCAAGGCTTAGATGTCCGAGCACATCCAAGCAGGCCACTTCGTCGTCACTCATACCCACACTCTTTTGTTTTAGAACACGGATCATGGCGCGTACATACTCCAGCTTGATATTGTCTGTAGCCGAAGCATAATCAAAGCTGAGCCAGTTCGGCCCAACCGTACCATTCCTCACGTGTTCTAGCCTCTCACAGGTTGGGCTACCTACAAGAAGCCATCCCTTCCGTTTAAGGACGGAGTAGAGACGATCATGGAGCGGCTTAAGGGTCTCCGAATTATGACTTGAGTACAGTGTCACAATCCGAGGCTTGCCTGCTGAGTGTACCAACTTCACACTCGGCTCCGCATCGAACTCTTGGCGGTTCCAATTACCGCCCTCCCTCCTTGAAAAGGAATTCGTCGCGTGTCCGTTCGGGACCATACAGACACGCTCCTTCCCTTTGTCCCAACCCTGAGGCACATTCCTGGCGAATGCTGCCTCGAACATTTCGAGATGTTGCCGGTCAACATCCTGAGGCTGGCGCCTAGCCTTTTTCCATTTCTCCAACTGTTCTTCCTGCAGGCCTTCGCAGTACAAACATGGTTGTGCCTCGGCTTTCGCCGAGGACTTGATGGAGAGCTCTTGAGCAACGGTAAGCTCAGGAGCGAACATTGACCTAACCTGTCTGCGGAGGCTACCGCAAACGAAGCTAGAAGTTGGAGGTAACGGATGAACCGTCTTTAGCCGTTGATCGGTCTTGAGTAGTTTAACAACGGCGCGCGCCTTCCTCCTCAGCTCTTTCGACCGGGCGCAAACGGTCGGAGCCTCGATAGAAACGGGGCGTGGTGGTTCTCCGGTTTCGTCACCGGTGAGGCGTTCAATCGCCGTGCACACCACGTCCCAATGATCGTACGAGATACGCTTGTCGTACAAGCGGTCCCTAAAGTGATGAGCCCCCCGGTAGGGGAAATCAACGTAGGTACCGTATTCGACTCGCTTCCGCACGATCTCTATCTCTTTCCCTTTGTTTTTCCATTTGAAACCTC